CTCAAGACCAATCCCTATGGCAGAATCCTGCTTCGGGTTAGGAAGATCTTGGAAGGTGGGGATCTCTCAGGTTTCGCTCCCAAGCCATCAGACGGTGAGCGGCTGGAAGTAGGTCTTTCAATCCTCGCAGGACGTGGCGTGGGGCCCAAGAAGGCCAGGAATCTCCTAGACAAGTTCGATGTATGCCTGATGCCCAAAGACGACAGCTATGGCTACTGCACCCCCACTCTGGAGGATTGCCAAGGCATAGGTCCTAAGCTGGCCAGCCAGATCAGGAAGAACCTAGAGGTGATCGAGTGAGCTATCGTCTAACCCTCCGGTGGGCAGGAGGTTTTCCAGGATCTCCCGAACAGGATACGGTGGCGATCACAGAAGCGGAATACGACGAGCTTTGGGCACGTTTCATCAAACCGAAAGCGATAGCAGAAGGGTGGTGCAGCAAATGAAGATCCCAGCCAGGCAAAGAGAGGCGCTGAGGGCCCTACCAGCATCCGGGCCATTCCTTTTCCGCGACTATCTGCCGGATGCAAAGGGCGTGGTAGTCGGTCTCAGGCGGGCCGGTTTCATCAAGAAAGTCGGCTTCCGCCGGGAGCGGGGCCTCCGGTTGGTAAGCTGGGAGATGACGGACGAGGGGAGGAGGAAGCTATGAGTCAGGAGGAAGTGTTTTCCTGGCTTGAGGCCCACCCCGGCTGGCATAGGACGGCGAAGATCAGAGAGGCGGTCGGGAAAGAAGCAACGTCCGTGCGTGGAGCACTTGTCGCTCTGGAAAAGCACGGCGAAATCAAGATGAGGCTTTTGGGAAAAAGCCCGAAAGCCGGTTTGGAGTGGTCGGTTTGACAGAAAAGAAGACTAAGAAAACCGGCTGGCCCAAATCCCGGTTGGCCCATTCGAACGAGGGGCGAGTAGGGCAAGCCTGGAAGCCTGGGAAGGTCTTGAAAGAGGGGGTGGACGTATTCGGCAACAAGAAGAAGTTTCTGGTGGAGGAGGGCCATTTCAAGTGTCCATGCGGGTCCATTGTCCGCGTTGACAAGAACGGCTTCGCTGCATGTGAATCGTGCGGGCATATCTATAATGAGGCCCCGATCAGAGGCACCGAGTACCATATGTCCAAAGCCAAGAAGAAGAAGGCTATGAGGGAGTTCGTCAATGGCCTGGTGGATAGAAAAATATAAATAGCATTGGCCTTATAAAGGCCTTTGGACGGCAGTTCCCGTCTTTCTTTTGCGTAAGCTTTCGCACTGTGATCATAATGACTCTTATTTCTAAACGCAAAAAGCCGTATCGGAAGGCGGCCATCTATCCAAATTTCCCATTTCTCTATGACTCTGAGCCCGACGAGGTCCGGAGATTCCATAAGCACGAGGCGACATGGCCGACAGAGTGATTGATTTGGACCTCTGGGAAGAAGGCAACGCCGAACGGCTCCCAGCAATCACGGTCACCCCAAGCGGCCTCAGGATCGAGGGCAGCATAGCAGAGTTCGACCGGATGATCCTGATATTAGGTGAGTGGCTGAAACCGTGATCGGCGACCATTTCGTTGAGTTCGACCAATTGGTTGATTATTCGTGAACATCCCGCCTGTGATACGAGGGGCATGCTCTGAATTGAGGCTACAGTGCGCCGGGGTTCTCCCTCCCTCCTTCCCCGGCATGATAATAATGACAAGGATTGATGATATGTGCAACCCAACGAGCCCCCTGGGGGGTTGAGCAAGAAAAAGAAAGCGAGCGGCAAACCGCGTGCTATTAAAAAACGTCCCCAATATATAAAACTCAAAAATCCTTCGGATGTAATGGCGTATGTCCAACGGCTCGTGAACCGACTTCGGGAAAATAACCAAGAGATCGAGCAGTTGGGGAAGATCACGAACCTCCTGAACACCTGGATTGCTGCCCACAAGGATCACGTGGAAACCGAGGAGCTGCGAAAGCTCCGGGCTGAATTGGATGAGTTCAAAGAGAAGATGGCAGAACGATGAACGTCTATTCTCTGCAGAAAGCATTCAAGCAGATCAAACGAGCCTCTGCGACGCCTCAAGTCATAGCAACTTTGCCTGATAGAAAGGTTGAGATAGAGCCATCGGAACTATTATCATACTTCTTGGAGGCCATTACACAGGGCGACATCCCGAAGGACCATAAGCTCTATCCCATATTCAGAGATGCCGAAGAAGACAAAGACCAAGGCCAAATTTTCTCTTGCCTCCGGAAGCTTGCCCAGGGCATCGAGCCCTCGATAGAGGAAGGCGATCTTTTCTTGCCCAGGGGCAAGCAGGCCCAAAGCATCCTGGAGAGCAACGACAGGCTCAATCTGTGGTACGGCTCCATCCGGTCCAGCAAGACTATCATGAGTCTGATCAAGTGGCTCGATAGATGCTGCAACGGCCCGCCTGGTAGAAGGATGATGGTCGGGAATACCTCTGAGACACTTGAGCTCAATTGCATCGAGCCTTTGAAGGACTTGCTACCGGCTGCTATCCGGCATACCACGGGCTGGCGGCATTGTTTCATCTTTGGGCGGAAGGTAGTGCTCCGGGGGGCAAATGACGTTGGTCAGGAGAAGAAGTTCCGAGGCCCGACGCTCATAGATGCCTATGGGGACGAGATCACCACCTGGGCGAAGAGCGTTTTCAAGATGCTGCTCACCAGGCTTTCCCGGCCGGGCTCGTGGTTTGGGGGGACGACAAACCCGGACCAGCCTCTCCACTGGCTGAATGTAGACTACATCGAGCGGGTCAATGAGCTCCGGCTCAAGCTCTGGCATTTCGTGCTAGATGACAATCCAGGGCTTACAGATGAATACAAAGCAGATCTCGTCAAGGAAAACCCTCCCGGCACGGTCTATTATCTCAGGTTCATCCTGGGACTATGGGTAGCGGCGGAAGGACAGATCTACAAGACCTTTGACCGAGCCAAACATATTATCTCGAATCTGCCCAAAAACTGGAGTCAGCTTATTGTTGGCGTTGATTATGGCTCTGAGAATCCTACCGTCTTCCTCATGCTAGGTATGGCGGCGGACGGTCCGCATGTTGGAAAGTGGATTGTCTGGAGAGAATATTATTATTCTGAGAAGAAAAAAGTAGACACGGATTTCTCAGAAGATATGAAGGTCTTTCTGAGGCGTGGTGACAAGGATCTCTGGTACCCCAGCTCGATAGAAATCGATCCTTCAGCAGCCACCTTCAAAAAACAATTGAGGAAAGATGGTTTCACTTCCATCAAGGATGCTGACAATTCGGTGCTCGACGGCATCCGCAATGTGGCATCCGCCTTAACCGCTGGGAAACTGCTAATCCATGAATCCTGCAAGCATCTGATCTCCGAGCTTCAAAACTATGTTTGGGACGACAAAGCACGAGAACGGGGGCTCGAGGCGCCTCTAAAGCAAAACGATCATGCTCCAGACGCCCTCCGGTACGCATGCAGACGATTATTCTCAAAGGGAATTCAATGATCACTCCTGATAATCTACAATCCCACTTCCTGCGCGGCAAGCCCTGGCCGCCCGAGGAAGACGTAGGCCCAGGCAGAAGGCTCACCATCTATGAGGAAAACCTGAAGCTGTGGAACCGCAAGCATGATGAGGTCTACACGGTGCTGCGAAACCTGTATGCTGACAGAGAAAAAGATTTTAACAAAGTTATTTTCATCCTGAACTTTCACAAGCAGCTCTCCACCCTCTGGGCCGATCTCCTCCTCACCGAGAAGCCCGCGATGAAAGCGGGGCCCGAGTCCAGGGACTCCACCGGGAATGTCATAGTTCCTGCCGAGCAAACATATCTCGATTCGCTCATCCCCCGGCTCTCTCTGTGGCTGAAGGCCTACGCCGCCAGGATCGATATGAGCCGATATGGGGTTGGCGTGGCGAAGGTCTATGCTGATGAAGGGCAACCAGCGAAACTTCAGATCGTGGCCCCTAAGAACTGGTGGCCGGTGGTAGGACCAGACGGCGACGCCCTAGGGCACATCATCGCTTGGTCACAGGATCAGAAAGTCCTCAACGTGGAGATCCATAGTGCCGGATTCATTCAGAGCAGCAAGTTCTATCTCTCTGAAGGCAGAATCAACTCCGATCCGTTCGATATCCAGGAGGTTGAAACCGGCTACGATAAGCCCCTCGTCTTCACGTTCCTGAATGCCATCACTTCAGATGATATTTTCGGAACCGATGATTACCAGGACATCGACCCGATAGTGAAGCGGCTGGAGATCACATTCACTCGCTCGGGCCGTACTCTGGACGCCCACAGCGAGCCCGCTTTTGCGGTTCCTGAAGATGCTCTTGGCCCGAAAGATCCCGTCACGGGCGAACGCAAGTACAATGCCAAGCGCCGCATCTTCCCAATGAGTGAAGACGACAAGATGGTCCCTCAGTACATCACCTGGGACGGGCAGCTCGTTTCATCTTTTACTCTGATTGACAAGGCATTTGACGCCCTGTTCCTCGTATCTGAGACATGCAAAGCCATTTTCTTCCCGGAGTCGCTGGGAACCGCCCCATCTGGTGCGGCCCTAAGACGTGCGTATCAGAGGCCTCTCAAGAAAAGCGAACGGTGCAAGCTACCATTCGATCCAGCTTTCAAGCAGATACTCGAAGCTATTTCGGTATTGGATGTTAAGAATAAGGTACCTGGCGCGGTTCTGCTCAAGGACATCCAGATAACCTGGAAAGATGGCCTGCCTGATGATGAGCTGGAAGAGACTCAGATCGCCATGAACAAGCGCGCCGCCGGCTGGTCAACGAAAGCCATTCTGGAGGAGGCGGGCTATTCAGAGGATGAAGCGAACCAGATAGCGCAGGATGCCGCCGGGCAAGTCCTGTAAATTTTCTTTTCACAGTGCGCAGCGCCTATAGGCCCCGCACTTTCCTACTATGACAGA